TCACGCTCCCTTGTCACGGATGATACGCACGCGGTCGTGTACTTGACTTTCGACTTTCCCAAAAGCAGTCGTTACATCCGCGATGTCGTCGAGCCGTTCGACTGTTTCGGGTGGAAGCTGGGCATTGTCTCGGTGTAGATGACAGTGTCCGTGGCAACAGTCGAAGTACTCGATGGTCAACCAACCGTCCGCCGTCAGCTTCTGGATGTTCACGACAAACTCGACCAGACGCCCGTCACGCCGCCAGAGGATGAACTGCAGCCGGATGGAGTTGGCATCGTCGTAGGGCTGCTCCCACTGCTTCTGTCGACACTTCTCGCGAGGGGGAGGCTCGTACGATCCCGTACGGCTCACCAACACGCCGTCATTTTCACGGTCGGCAGCGCGGAGCGCTTTCGCGCTCTGCTGAGACCGACGTGTCATGAGAAGAAACTGTACTCAAGGGGTCAGGCGATGCCCGGATTCCTCCCCGGTGGGTCATACAGGAGGACGGTCGTCGAAATTCGAACGTGTGTTCGCTATCGTGTGTCTCGCGGGGCCGAGTGGCGGCGGCCGGCTTCTGTCGGCCACCCGGGAAGCATTCGGCCCCGCGTCACATCTCCGAGGAGGTCGCGGTGGACTGGACGCAGGCAGCCGAGCAGATACGCCGGCACGCCCAGGAACACGCCGACAGGCTCACCGCGGACACGGGAACCAGACACCGCATGGACCCGGCGTACTACCGCCTCGCCGCCGACTGCGACTCCGCGGCCTACTCCCCCACCGTCTCGAAGCCGAAGCTCGAGAAGGCCGTGAAGGCCGCTCTCGCCGCCGAGCCGAAGCCCACCCCGTCGTGGGGCAGCTTCGACCTCAGTAGCGGCACCGGAGTCTGACGGAACCGATACCGGTCTGCATGCGTCCAACCTGTCATGGCCGAACCTGACGAATCGTTGACGCCCGAAGACGTCACCGCGATCCTGCGCGCGCACCGGCACCTCGTGACGGAGGACGGGCCACTGCGGGACTGGTGGCGTACTACGCGTAGAGATGGTCGCGTGCCCGGCGACGACTGCAAATCGGCGGAGTGATAGACACCTCGCCATGACGGGTAGCGCTTCAGCCAAAGCCGGATTCGACAAGGCATTCCTGGGCATCTGCAACGCCACAACCGTCACGGAAGCAGAAGTCGAGTTGAGCAACGCGATGCACCATCACTACCGCCTGTTCGAGTGGTGGCGTACTCAAATCGCAAACAACTCAGCGACGGCCATCACGAAGAGAGACATGGCGCTCGTCCATATGGCTCCGCACGCGCCAACTGGAGTAGCTATTGCATGGGCGCGAACGTTCGACGTACACGAGATGCTCTTCCTCAGCGAAATGACCGGTGCGTACGGAACGTATTACACGAAGATGTACGGAACCCTGATGTGGATGCCACGAAGCGCTTTCCAGGGGCAGGCTGGACCGGACGACTACGGCCGCGATCTCCTGTACGACAGTGAACTGGCCGGAAAGCTGACGCTAGAGACCCTCCGACTCGGCTTCGATCAAATCCACGCTCTGGTCTAGACGCTCTCCTCGCGCTATGCGGGCGCGAATCCACACACGCTCGCCGCTGGATGGGTACGGTCTGCTGTCATGGCATTCTCGGTTCACTACAAAGACGGTCGACCCTCCGAGCGGTTCGAGACGGTCCACCGCTGGGACACCCACAGCGGTCACCTGACGGCGTACGACGAGAACGGAACAGTGATCTTCGAACGGGACGGGGTCGCATCGGCCGGCCAGACTGTCGGCGGGGACGAAGCCAACGGAGAGTAGAGCCTCGAAACACGCCGAGAACCCTCACCATCACAGCGCGTTCACGCTAACCGAGTGCGGCTTTCACGTACTCGTGGTCGACGCCGAGCACGCGCAACAATTCGATTGTGGGAACGGTGTACCGCTGGCCCGCACGGATGAGTCGAACGGGGTACTGGTTTCGCTGCGCGAGTTCGTACCCGGTCGTACGTGCGATCCCCAGCGCTCGGGATGCGGTGACGAGATCGACTGCAACAGGCAGTGCCAGAAGCTCCTGCAGAGTCATCTGTGATTGCTTGGTCATGAGATGGACGGTATCCATCTGGGCGTGAAGTCGTCGCAACTCGCGTTATGTGCGGAGTGCTCGGCGCGCGCTTTGGCTGACCGTTGTGCGAGTATTTCCCTCCTGAACACAGCGAAGCCCCGGCCAGTGCGCGAACACTGCCGGGGCGTGGTCGACAGGGGATGCCGACGTGGAAGATGTTAGCCCGGCGCGGGACTGGATTCGAACCAGCGAGCCGATACGCGTGGCGGCTGGGATGGTTCGGCGCACGATCGTCGCCGTCCCGCAGGTTTGTCCGCTTCCTGCAAACCCGAGCCGAGCTGTTCCCAGTATGGCCGAGACGACTCGGTCTGTCACCACCTGCGGCTGCACGGAATGAGCACCGGCAGTGGCCGCCAGTGCGCATTCTGTGGGCAGCGCGCCAATTCGCGCGAACACGTGTTCCCCAAGAGCTGGAAGAAGCTCTTCCCGTGGCGACCCGTCGTCCAGACCTACTACCGCAGCACTGCTGACGGAAAGGGGGAAATACGTCCAGAGCCCACATTCGAGATGAAGGTCCGACGAGTCTGTCAGGACTGCAACGGCGGGTGGATGCGCCGTCTCGACAATGCGGTGGAGCCATGGGTAGTAGCGATGCAGACCGAGCCGTTCGTCGTGGTGCTTGGCGAGGACGCGCAGGAGTTTCGGCGCTGGGCGGTCAAGATCGCCATGATGCGCCTGATGGTCGACGCAGACCCCACAGTGCCGGCCGGTGAACATCACGCACTTCGCTCCGGCACCGTGCCGCCCGGGTGGTATGTCTGGGTGGGGCGGACCGATGAGCCGAGCTTGCTGCACGGGGTCAGCGGATGGGGTGCGCCGTTACGAGACGACCCAACGACGCTGCTGGGCGTCAAACAGGTCTCGTGGTGCTTGGGAACTGCGGTCGTCGTCGTGATTCGCCAGTACATCCCACCGCACCCGCCCTGGCCAGAGTCGTTGAAGACCTTCGTCGACATATTCCAGCAATCCGTCTTGGACGAGGGCCACTCGCTCATCCGCACTTTCGACGCAGAGGTACCGATCGTGCTGGATCGCACCACACCCGTGGTGCCCGCCGAGAAGTTGCCGGCGATGTTCTGGTTCAACGACCCCAACAACTACCCTGGCATGCTCACGCCACAGGAGCCGGACCCCATCTCTTAGCAAACGCCGTGGTGTCGGCGACGTTGAACGCCTGGGAGCCGATGTGCGCGGTGCCCGCGATGCCGGTGTAGCTGGCCTCCGGGGTGTACGGGGCGAGCTTCGTGAGCAACTGGATGACGTTCGTCTGCGGGGGCACCACAGCGTCACTGTCATAGCTCATCGACCGCATCGGCAGGCCGCCGAACTCCTCGGGTGCGGCCAGCATCGGATCGTGGCCGGCTGTCTTCGCTGCGTAGTCGGACCCGTCGGCGGCGATGCCGTAGGCCGTCTTGATCTGATCGGCGAAGGTGAGGTCGTACTCGGCTTTCAGGTTGCACACGGGGGCGGTGCCGTACCACCCGAACACGCCGGGCAGTACCCGCTTGCGGAGGAGATTGAGGCCAGGCATTCCGCCCATGCTCTGCGAGAGCACCAGGAACCCGGACACTGCGAGGTGGTTCCAGGCGTAGTTGCCGAGGTCCTCGTAGTCCGTGACCGACAGCGGGTTGCCCCAGGCGTTGGCCTGGGCGTCGGCTGACATGACGATGTACCCGGCGTCGACCAGGCCCTGCCAGTAGCCGCGGGTCTCGACGTCGTCGAACGTGACACCGCCGACGCGGCCGGTGCCGTGGCAGAACAGGATCGCAGGGGCGGGACGGCGCGAGTCGTAGTTCTTCGGCCACGCGATGCGCGCGTTGCTCACCGAGGAGACCTTCGGGCGGGTCCACATGACAGTGTCTGACGCGCCTTCGAGGGCGTGCTGCGACGGAGCCACGACCTGCGTCAGTGACAGCGGGCCGAGGCTGCGACCGGCTGCGGCGTTGGTGTCACTGGCCCACACGCACAGCTCGGCGAATCCCTTCGTCAGTCCGGCGACGGACTGCGTGAACGTGGACAGGACCGTGGTGCCGTCGGTCTCGAAGATGGTGAAGACGGCGTTGCCGTTCTGCACTCGGATGCGCACCGGGTACACGCCGGCGGGCTTCTGGGTGTCGTTGATCCGCGTGCCGCCTGCGCCTCCCTGCGCGGTGCCGACCCACTTCTGCGCCTGGTTGAGGTTGTTCATGCCGATCATCACCATGTCGGGTGACCCGTTGCCTGAGGTGGGTAGCCCCTTCAAGCCGACCAGGAACAGAGCACTGCCGCCGACCGCTGGGCACTGGATGTCGCCGACGATCGTCATGTCGCTGGTGTCCGACAGGTTCGGCAGGGGGCGGGTCGTGAGGCCCGACCCGGTGCCGGAGCTGTAGAGGCGACCCGCGTTGACGACGCCACCGGACGTGGTCCACCCGGCGAGGTCGGGCCAGCTGGTGGTGTAGGTGAGCGTCTGCGCGGACAGCGTGCCGACCTTGCGGGGGGCGATCGTCGCCATGGCCTTCTTGATGCCGATGGGTCCGAACTTGATGCCGGTGGTGGCGCGGGTGTCGGACATGTACAGCACCAGTGACCCGACCGAGCCGAGGACGGTCCGCAGGATCATGGCGCGGTACTCGATCGTGTGCGCGTCGTTGAGGATGACGGCGGAGACGACGTTCTCATCCTCGATGAGGTCGATGTAGTACTTGCCCGCGGGAAGCGGGTCGGCGCCGAGGAACTCGGTTCCGGCACCGCCGATCGCGGAGCCGCGCCAGGCCATCGGCCGGTTTGTCGCCGGGTCGACGCCGATGCCGAACACCGCGTTACCAACCGGGGTGGGCGAGGCGCCGCTGACGCCGAGGAACGCGAGGTGGCTGCCGCCGACCGTGGCCGGGACGACGACGGACGTGGAGATGCGAGCGCGCCCCGTGAGCGGCATCAGCCGGACGTGGCCGGCCTCGGTGCTGTTCGCGCCGCCGACGAAGAACCCGTCGACCGCCTGGCCCTTGCCGGCGGACCACCCGGAGACGTTGGCCCACTGCTCGACGATGGTCTCGGCGTCCTCGTAATCGATGCGGTGCTGCGCCGCAGCGGCGGGAAGTGCCAGCGCGCCCTTCACCGCGAGGCGGGTGAAGTCGAACCGGTTGAGGGCGAGCGATGCGTACTTCTTCTTGGCGTCCGCTGCTGCGATGCCGATGCTCACTACGTCCATGTCAGACCGCCTGCACTGTCGAAGAGGTGGGGAGACCGTTCGTGTAGACCCAGGTCTTGCGGAGGCCCTGGCTGGTCTCGGTGTTCACGGTGCCGTCCGCGTTCCAGGTGTAGACGGTCTTGATGCCGCCCGACGTCGAGTTGGCGACCGTGCCGTCCCCGTTGTAGGTGATGCCGTCCGGCTTGAGCGTGAGCGGGACATATGTCTGGTCAGCTACCGCTTTGGTCAGATCGCCGCCGCCCTCGATCGGGTTCTCCTGCAGGTACAGCTCGACGGCCGTCTGCAGCAGCTCGATGGGCGAGTCGGGCGGGATCAGTAGCGCCGCGGTGATGAGCGACCGCAGGGTCACGGGCCCGCTCGCCGGGACGGTGATTCGGAGATCGCCGGCCAATGAGCCCGCGAAGCGCACCTTCGCGGGGCCGGGGATCAAGTCGATGCTGATGTTGCCCTGCGCGTCCGGTGACGCCTCGTGCTGCTTCGACTCGACGATGCCCGTGGCTGTCGTGCGGAGGTCGGTCGAGAACCACACGCTGGAACCGGATGGCACCTGCGCGATGTTCTTGATGTTGTCGGTTATGACCGTCACTTCGTAGCTCCTGTCCTGAGGCGACGTCCTGGGAGTGCAGCGGCTATGCGACGGCCCGCGTTGGCCGCCAAGTTCTGGATGGACCCGCCGATGATCAACGTGGTGATCGTGAAGTTGACGAATCGGAGTGCGGGCTCGTAGCCCTGGCCGAGGACGATGTTGTCGATGGATCCCGACCGGGCGAGGTACTTCGGCCACGTCGACGGGTTCTGGAACTCGTCGATCGGCTGGTCGGGCACGACGGTGATCGAGCCATCCTGCTCGAGCAGCCAGATATCGGTCGGGCCGTCGTGCGCGAGGATCTCCTGCAGCTGCTCGACGGTGAGCCGATGGTCAGGCACCGCGCACCTCGTAGCCCATCTCGCGGAGCGCCTGTGCGTGGTCGCACGGGGCCGGGTAGGTGCGCCAGGGGGAGAGGCCGCCACTCGGGTGCGGAACGGCGCCACCATTGCGGTGGGCGGGATAGACGTAGGTGTCCTCGGCGAACCTCTCGACGACGACGTGGTGCCACCCGTCGAACGGGTCGTCGAGCTTGAAAAGTCGGGCGTCACCGTTCCAGTTCGCCAGGTCGTCGTCGGTCACAAGTGTCGCGATCATGTGGTGCTCCCGCCTGTGTGGATGATGACCATTCGGCCGTTGGCCCCGGGCGCGCCGAGGCCGATGCCCTGGCCGTTCTGGGTGTTGTTCGCGCCGCCGCCGCCACCGCCTCCGCCGGGTGCGCCGCCTGCGCCGCCGTGGCCTGCGTTGGTGAAGATGTCGCCGCGGTACGCGCCGCCGCCGCCGCCACCGCCTCCGCAGGGGATGTCGGACTCGAGTGGCACGGACGCTCCGGCGGACCCGTTGTATCCGGCGTTCGTTCTACCTCCGAGGCCGCCAGAGGCGAGGGCGGTAGACCCGCCCGTATAGCCGTTGTTGCCGTTGACCTGGTTGTTGCCTCCGTCGCCGCCTGCGCCGGGTGCCGACGATGACGCCACTGCGCCCTGCGGAGTGAGGATCGATCCCGGGGCGCCCGACGTGGGGCGCACGAACGTCCCGAACGATGTCTGGCCGCCGTCCTGCCCATTCGAGGCGCCACCTGCACCGATCGTGATAGCCACCGTCGCCGGGAGGTCGGCGCAGTTGAACTCGCGGTACGAGTAGGAGCCGTCGACACCACCACGACCGGGGTTAACGACTGCTCCGTTGACGCCGGCCTCGCCACCGTTGAAGGCTCCGATCCCGACGGTGCCCTTACCTGGATTGGTCCACGTCGCGTTCGCCGAGTAGACGGTGCGCGTGCCACCACCTTCGAGGGCGGTGACGCGGACCTTGAGCTCGTCCACATCGCCGATGACGGAGCCCGCCTGCTCGGCCACTTCCTCGGTGCGGTTCTTCACGCCGAGGATGCCGCCGACGAGATCAAGGAATCCACCGACGATGCCGAATGCGCCCTGGACGAACGCTCCGATGAAACCCGTTATGCCGTTGAGGAATCCGCCGAACATGTTGCCGATCATGTTCGCCCAGAAGTTGCCCTCGAAGCTGTTCTTCACGCCTCCGGTCTGCTCGGCCTTCCACTGCGCCTGCGTCTTCTGTGAGTGCGCCGAGAGCCCTGTGCCGCTGGGGTTGGTGATCGAGCCGGGCGGATACCCGCCGGATGGGAGTGTCACTCGTCCAGCCCTTCCGGTCGCGGTGGCGGCGTCTCATCACGCTCGGCGAACACCCGCAGCAACCGTGCGATATAGGTCCGCGCGTGAAAAAGGATGCGGTCCAACTTGTTCAGCGCCTTCAATGCCTCGTCCAGTTGCGCACTGAGCATGTCGATCCGGCGCTGCATACTGCGCTCGCGGTCCTCGTGCTCCGCGTCCGCCTGGGCCCGATCGAGCCGATGGTCCGCTTCCATGTCGACGCGATCCTTGCGCCGCGCGGCCTGCTCAGCCTCTAGCGCTTCGTTGGTGCGGTCGAGCTTGGCCTGCACCGTGACCACGTCGTCGACCTTCACCTTCGACCGTGTCGCGATATAGCCGACGTAAATGGTTCCGAGGCCGGTGATTACACCACCGATGGCGACGATTTGATTGGCATCCACTAACGGTGCCCCCTGTCTCTGCACCCGATCGCTATCGAGAGCTGGATGAAAGCCACGCCCGAGGCAATGGTTCCGGCGACCACTGGAACTGGGGGTTCGGTGACGAAGGCGGAGTAGAGGATGCACGAGCCGTACAGCGCCCACAGCCCGGCAGAACCGATGTGGGCGGCGATGAACCCGTGACCTCGCACGGCGGACGCGATGAGCATGGCCGTACTGAGGGCGAACACCACCGACCACAGAGGCCCGATGCTCTCGATGTACACCACAGCTGAGACCTGACCCGGCATCAACGGCCGCCGGATCAGGGACTCAGGGAGCGAGGGCAGGTACAGAATCCCGACCGTTCCTTGCAGGATGCCGGTGCTCGCGGCGGTCAGCCGCGTGCCGAGCATCAGTCGGCCTTGCGGTGCTCACCGCGGTTGCCGAAGTACGTTCCCGCCTCTCGCGCGGCAGCGAGAATTGCAGGGACGCTGACCGGTTCGCCCTTGCGAAACGCTTCCACCGCGTCTGTTGCGACTGTGATTCCGAGGTCGAGAACCTTCGCCTCCGGGGTGACCTTGGCACGCGCGGTCTCGGCGGCTCCGATGCCGAGAATGGCCGCTGTTGCCGCGATGATGAGGTCGCCGACGGACGAGTCGATAGCCCCCCGGGTGACCAGCAGGCCCACCAGAACGAGGAGCAGCGGGTAGACGTAGAGGCGAACGGGTTCGTACGCGCGGAGCCGTGCGAGGGCGCTCACTTCTGCGCCGCCTTCAGCAGCGCGATGATCTCGTTGTTCTGCTGCATCACCCGGCCTATGCCGTCGACGAGGGTCCGCTTCTTCACCTCGCCGTCGCCGAGCTGCTCCCAGCCCTCGAAGTTCGGGCCACCCGCGAGCTGCGTCAGGATGACCGCGACGGCCTCAGTGAGGAACCGCTTACGCGTCGGGTCGGTCTCGACGGCGTTGCCGAGGATCTCGAATCCCTTGCCGTCGGGGCCGAAGAACTGCCCTGCGACTGCTGCTGCTTCGCCTGCCATGTCGAACTCCTCTTCTCGTGCGGTCGCGCCGAACAGCGCGCCCAGTTGTGCGTCGTCGCCGCGGAATGCGTTGACGTCGATGGATTGGCCGGCGACGTTGGCGGTCTCGGAGAACTGCAGAATTTGCACGGGCTTGCCGCCCATGTCGGCCCAGCCGCCGCGCTCGCCGTTGCCGCGCGCGGGTGACCAGTCGTCACCCGGGTAGAGCCGCGACGCGTAGTCGCGGCCGGACACGTAGTCGCTATTCCAGATCCCCATCGGGAGCCGGTCGAGCGACTTCCGGCTCATGCGGCCCTCCCAGAACCAGCGCGGAATGTAGACCGGGAGGAACCGGGTGAAGCCCTCGGCGCGGTACGCGTCGATGCGGCGCAGCAGGTCGTCGACGCTGCCGCCGTTCGTGGTGTCCTCGTAGTCGATCTGCAGGGGGAAGTCGATCGCGCCGGAGTGCTCGCGGAGAACGCGTGCTTCGACCTTCGGGTCGGTGTTGACGCGGCAGAAGACATACCCGCCCCAGCGTCCGGGGAAGTGCTTCGCCATCTCGGCACGGGCGCGGGGCCAATAGTCGTCGCGGTAGCCGGTGCCCTCGGTGATCTTGTGGGTGGCGAATGCGAACCCTTCGCGCTTCGCTGCGGCGAAGTCGAAGTTCCTCTGGTGGTTGCTGACGTCGATTCCGAACAGGGTCATCGTCGAGCTCCGATCATCTGAGTGAGTACCGCATCCCAGATCGCGGCGTCTCCGTCGTCGAGGGTGGGCGGGGTGACGGTGGGCGGTGGGGTACTGCCGGGCCACAGCGCACCGGAGAGCCACGGTGTGGGGTCCAGTCGGTCGCGGCCGTTCGGCGACCACACCGTGCGGTGCACCTCGAAGTGCAGGTGCGGTGCGACGCCACCGTTGGTGCGCGAGTCTGGGTTGATCGAGGCGATACGCTGGCCGGCCTCGACGCGCTGACCGAGGCGCACCTCTGGGTTGACGTGTCCGTACACCGAGGTGCCGCTGCCGTCCTCGGTCGGATGGTCCAGGACCACCCACTGCCCGAAGCCGGATGCGGGTCCCACCTTGACGACGGTGCCACCCTGCGCGGCGAAGACGGGGTATCCGCCGGATCCGCCGCTGCGGCCGTAGTCGACTCCCCAATGGGTGCCTCCGCGCCACTGTTGGTAGCCGAACGTGTCGGTGACGATGAACCCCGCAGGGATGGGCATGAATCGTGGTGCCATGACGTCCTCTCAGAGGCCCATGTGGGCGACGATGCGTTCGGCCACGACGCGATCGATGACGGAGTCGACGGTGAGGTTCTCGATGCCGAACTCGGCCAGGACCATCACCAGGCGGTCGACGTTGACCTTCAGGCGCGTCGCCAGCTCGGCGACGGGCATGTTGATGGACTCCTGACCCGACGGGAAGCCCAGCTTCGACAGCGTGTGCTCGCGCAGTTCGGCACGCTGTGACTCGGGGATCTGCGCCTCGGTGACGTCTGCGAGCGTGGTCGGCGCGGGGTCGGGCTCGGACGGATCGACCCACTCGCCCGCGGCCGTCGTCTTGTTCAGCATCGAGTCGGTCGACGGCCGGTACTTGATCTGCGGTACGGCGGCCAATCGGGCACCAGCAAGCACCTGATGGAAGCTCACCAGCTCCCAGTACTCGATCGGGAAGACGAGCGGCGCGCCGACGACGCCGGGCAGGCCCACGTACTGCCAGAGGAACGTCTGGCGCGGGTTCTCTAGGTCGCAGTTGTCGCGAGTCGGGATGCCGAGCGACTGGTCGAACGGCTCCCACTCCTCGGGTGTGCCGAGGCGGACGCCCGCAAATGGATCTCTGAACTTCATGTGCAGCAGCCCTTTCCGATCAGAACGCGCCGACTTGCTGGAATGCCGACACGAATGCCTCGATGCGCTCCCATGCGCGCTGCACGGGATCCTCGAGGGCGCGGTTGTCACCGAATGTGGGCTTCCACTCGACCGGGGACTCGTCGTCCCACGCGAGCGTCAGCTTCGACATGCGGTTCATGTAGATGCGGCCGGTCGGGTCGTTGCGGATCGTCGTCCCGCCGCGGTCGCCGAGGAAGATGTGACCCTCGCCCTGGTCACCGATAAGGAACGGTGACGCATCGCCCACGTTGATCTCGACCGACTCGTACGAGCGCGTGGCCCAGAAGCCTGCGCGGAGCACCATCAGCGATGCGAGCGTGTACGCCTTGCCCGAGCCGTCCTGAAAGAACTCGAAGAACCGAACGAAGCCCGAGTTCTGCGCTCGCGCCAGACTTTTGATCGAGATCCACGCCAGGATCGTGTCCTCGTAGAACGGCCGCAGCAGCGTGTCGACTGTGCCGCCGATGGACCCGATTTGCGCGAGGTTGCCGAGGATGTCGCCGATTGCCTGGATGCCGGCCGAGATCGCCTCGTTGACGCCGGGCATCGAGTGCCCGCCCGTGAGGATCTGGATCCCCTTGGCCGGCACCTGCTTGAACGCGTAGGTCTCGATGCCGGTCTCTTCGGCGTCGCGCCACACGCAGTAGGGCAGCTTCTTGCTGGTGCGCTTGTTGCCGGGCACGTAGTACTCAGCCGGGATCGCCGTATCGGTGGCGAGTTGCAGCGTCGTGTCGATGAAGTCCGATGCGAACTGCTCGAAGGTGCGGATCAGACCGTCGAAGAGCGTGCCGCCGTGCGCGGTTCCGCTGTACGTGCCGGACTTATCCTCGAAGCTGACAACCAGGGCGCCGTGCTTGATATTCGCACCCGGCCACGGAGGCGGATCGCCCGCGAGGTAGCGACGGGTGACAAGCGAGATCTCGCCGTCCTCCATCATGGACTTCGCCATCTCGTGGAAGTTCTTCCAGCGCGAGATCGCCATGCCCCACACGGAGCCCATCTCAAGGCCCTCGGTGAAACTCATGGGCTTGACGACGACGGACCACGTCGACTGGTCGAGGTTGAACCAGTTGCTCAGCTTCGTCGGGTCGTCAGGGATCGCCCACAGCGAGGACTGCTCGCGGAGCACCTGCAGGAACAGGCTGACGTTGAGCACCCAGGGCGATGGGCCGGGAAGCATGAACACGCGCGGTGCCTGAAATGCTGCTGGCAGGAACGGATTTGACCAGACGTGGTACCACTTGGTCTGCTCCGCGTCGGACGTGAAGGTCGCGACGACCACCTGGTCCCCGTTGTCGCGCAGTTCGAGCGTGACGTCGGACATCATGCCGCCGAGGCGTGCGCCCGTGTAGTCCGCAGTCACGACGACGTTGCGCTTCTCGCCGCGCTGCATGCGGCCCCAGGTGTCGACGAGCCACTGGCCGACCGGGTGGTCGTACGGGTGCTCGAACTGCATCGGGCCCGTGTCGCCGTCGATGACCTCGAAGCTGGCCGAGTACTCCATCTGCACGAGGTGCTGCAGCTTCATGTCGCCGTCCCACAGACGGACGGTCGGCGGCACCTCGCGGAGGTTGGTCTCGCGCTCCTTCTGAGCCTCGGTGGCAGCCCAGATCGCCTCGCACTGCTCCTCGAGGCTCAGCCCGAAGTCGATGGTGGTGCTCACGACGCCAGCTCCATGCCCTGGCACCGCGTCCACAGCTGCGGCATGACGAGCTTGACCATGGCGCCGCCCGCGGGTGCGTTTGTCACGGAGACGGGCAGCTGAGTGCGCGGGGTGTACGGCGGGATGACGTACTGGAAGTAGCGGCCGGGCACCGGCATCTGGCCGAGCAGGTTCGTGTCGTGGGCGTCGCGCACCATGAGCTGCTTCGGATCGAGGTCGACGGTGAAGCCGCCCTGCGTCGTGCCGATCGGCGGCATGATGATCTTGCGCGCCGAGTCGTCGCGGCCACGGAGCTTGTCGGTGCCGGGCACGCGGTGACCCTTGCGGCCGGTCCACGAGAAGTCGGGCAGCACCCAGTTCCCGCGAGTACCAACCCACTTGATCGCCATCGGCACGTCGGTCGGGTTGTAGACCTCGACGAAGCCCGAGCCCGACGAGCCGGTCGTCGACCAGGTGCTCGTCTTCGGCTCCTCGTACCAGAACGGCTGGCCGGCGCGGAGCGGGATGATCGGATTCGAGTAGCCCTGGACGTTCGGGTCGACGTCGGGATTGAAGTCGGGCTGCTCCCACAGCTGCACGTCGAGCATGCGGAGGCCGGACTGCTCGCTGGTGTAGTCGATGCGTGCGAGCGTCGAGTCGGGATCCCAGTCGTCCTCGCGGTAGTCGAAGCACTGACGGAACGCCGACTCGATCGCTCCCCACTTCGCCGACGTGCGGTCGTCGGAGATGTGGAAGCCGAGCGAGACGTCGCGCACGAGGCGCTTGCGGCGCTTCATCGCGCCGCCCGACTGATGCGCCGAGGAGACCCATGTCGTCGAGGTGGGCGCGTCGTAGATGCCCTTGACCTGACCCTCGCCGAGGTAGACACCCTTCGAGCCCTGACCGACGCCGTGGACGGGCCAGGTGCCGGAGCCGTCGCAGCCCTGGATCTCGATCTTCGCCGACTCGAACAGCGGTGAGGAGTACATCAGAACGGCCTGTTCGAGCTGCGCATGTGCTGGCGCGTCATGACCTGCGTGATCCGACGCATGATCTCGTCGGCGTTCGCGCCCTCGATCTTCGCGATGTTCAGCGAGTTGTCCACGCCCCCTGCGGGTGCGGGGTCAGCAGTGAGAAGTCCGGTCACGTTCGCCAAGGCCTCGTTCGCTCCCGTCTGATTGTCGATGATGTTGATGCCCGGCCGGACGATGCCGCCGGAGTCGAAGACGGGCACGGAGCCCATCTGCCGACGGCGCATCCACTCGTCGTGTTCGGGCGTGCCCTGAGGCGGTTCGGGATCGAACTCCTCGATGCGGATGTCCTTGCGGGCGAACGTCGGGTAGTCCGTCGTGAGCCAGCGGGACTGGCCGAGGCCGAACGGGATCTGCTCGGAGAGCGCGTCGAACGCCACGCCCGCGAGGTCGGAGCCGAGCTGCTGCACGCGGCCCTTGATCGAGAACGTCTCGGGTGTGGAGCCCGACGCTGATGCAGCGCTGTCCGTGGTGGACGTCGACGCGGGATCGGCTGCCGACTCGGGAGTGACGGGCGTCGTCGTGGTGCGCGAGTTGGCCGCGTCGATGAGGGCCTGGGCCTCGTCGGCCTTCGCCTGGTAGTTCGAGCCGTCCGAGAACGCCGATCGTTGGACGGCTTGAGCCATCTGCGCCTCGGTCATCTTCTCGCGGTCGGCCACCGCACCGAGCGCGTCGTAGTACTTGTTCGTCGCGTAGTCGATGTCCCGAACCTGCTCTTCGGTGCCCCAGCCCTGCGACGGCCGCTGCTGAAAGACGCCCTTGCTGTCACGGTCGCCGTAGTCGAGGTTCTGCAGGTCCGACTCAGCGAGCCCCGCCATGACCGCCGACTTGATTTCGCGGTCGGTGAATCCCCGCGCGCGGCCGGTCAAGAGAATCTTGTCGACGATCTGGTCGCGCTCAGACAGAGTGGCTCCGGAAGCGTTCTGCGCGGCGGCCGAATCGGGATCGGTCGGCGCGTTCAGCATCGCCCAGTGGAAGTGGTTCGTATGGTCGCCAGCGCCCGCGTAGAAGCTGCGATCGACGGGCATGCCATCCTTGATCTGACGGTCGAATCCGGGATCGTCGTAGATCAGCTCAGCGCTGTCGGGGAAGTTGTCGGCGACGAAGTTTGCACCTGCCAACTGCTCGGCAGTGTTGCCCGATCCGTTCGAGAAGTCGGCTGCCTGGCCGGTGCCGTGGTAGCTACCGGCCTCGTCCCGCAGACCCGAGGTCAGCGTCAGCGCCGGGAAGCGCTTGGCGATGATGCCGCGCATAGCCTCGACGACACCGCCGTCGGCGAACTTCTCGAGGCGCATACCGAACCGAGTGGCGATCTGCGACAGGATCATCGTCGAGCGAGCGCGCTTCGACGGATCGAGCGGGATGTATCCCTCGCCGCCGGTCTCGGGCTCGGCCCAGACACGCATGGCGCCGGCCGGAGCAATCTGCGCGACGTGGTCCTCGCGGAGGCCGCCCTGGGCGAAGTAGTCGACCATCGCGCCGTCGGCATACCGGCCGCCGGGAACGCGCACACCACGAGCCGTCAGGCCATCGACTGCAGACGCATCGAGGTCCACGACGACGGGGAGCGTCTTCGGCTTGATCAGCTCGTCGATCGCTACCTGCGCGTTGGCCGTATTTGCGGTGATCTCGACCTTGCCGTCGGGCAGCGTCGTCACGGTGAAGCCCAGGGCCTCGAGACGCGCCTTCGCGTCGGCGTCGAGGGTCTCGACCGTGATCGACTTGTCGTCAGGGACCAGGTCGACCTTGCTCTTGAGAATGTCGAGCGCGAGCTGCTTCTCGGCCATGTTCGGCTGGTCGATCAGCGTCGACACGACGGACGGGATCCCGATGTACTTGTCAGCGAGCCGCTGCGCAGCGTCGCCTGTGATCCCTAGCGTTCCGACCTGCTCGATGAACTTCTGCCGAGACTGCTCGACGACGTCCGTAGCAGCCTGCTGGGCACCGGACAGGTCGCCGTTCGCGACAGCAGCGTCGCGCGCCGCGCGCGCAGCATCGAGAGTGGCGTCGCGCTGAGCGATTGTGACGTCGAGGAACTTCCGACCAGCCTCGGTCGCGACGTCGATCGTGTTCGTGTCGAGGTTCACGGACGGGGCCACGCCCTCATCGGTGGGCTTGACTGCCTCGCCCGTCGACTGGAACGCGTCCTGCAGCTGGGAGTTGGCCTGCTCGAGGTCGAGCGGGTTCCCGTTCAGCGCATCGAGTGCCTGCTTGAGGGCGTTGGTTCGATCCTCGGCACTGGACGCGGAGTCGGACAGCACGTCCATCTGCTCAGCGAACGCTGACGCGGACTCGCCACCCAGGTCCATCGCCAGCGCTGTGTCGCGCTGGATCGCCTCGGCCTCGGTGAGCTGAGAGTTCGTCTTCGCGATCGACTCGGCCATGTCGACGGCGCCGTTACCCGAGTCGTCGAGGCTGCTCCGGAGCTGGCCCAACGTCGGGATCAGGTCGCTACTGTTCGCGCCGGCCGCCTTCAGCTTGGCGTTGTAGTTGTCGATCCGCCCCTGGACGTCGTCGTACGCCGAGCCGCCCTCAGTGAGCGCCGTAGTGACGTCGTCGAGCGAGACGCCCACCTTGGAATACGCCTCGGCGTTGTTCTGGTAGACCTTCGACGACTCGGTCGACTTCGAGATGTTCTCGGCGATGACGTCGTTGACCTTGCGCAGGGCAGCCTCGTTGCCGAGGTGGGCGGCAGTGATGTCACTACCGGCGATGCCGTAGTTGCGCGCCGACTCGATCATCCCGTTGTCGGCCAGGATCTTCGCCTGCGCCGCGATGGTCGCGCCCGTCACCGCGCCCGTCTGGGCGTCGAGCGTCTCCGAGATCGCCTTGATGGCAGTGGAGTTCGCCTCCGCTGCTTCTTTCGCCTGCTGGTTTTTCTTGACCCAGAAGAACAGGGCAGCGCCCGCCGCGAGGACGGCGATGCCGAACGGTCCACCGAGTGCGGAGACGATGCCGCCGCCTGCGATCTGCAGCGCCTTGCCTGCTGCTGCAGCGGCGCCGGCCGTCGTCGCGAAGCGAGTAGCGCCCGTCGAAGCATTCACGAACGCGGTACCGATTCGCCCGACGTTGCCGCCCTGCTGGCTGAGCACGATCATCGAGGCCGAGAGCCGCCCGACGCTGGCCTGCGTACGTCCAGCCGCGGTCTGGGCGAACGATGTCGCGGTTGCGAACGCGCCGATACGTGCCGCCGCGCCACTCGCGGCTGCACCCGCCTGGGCCAGTAGCGGAGGGATGAAACGCCACGCGAGGAAGGCTGCGCCCAGCGCCAGCACCTCGTCAGAGTGCTCGGCAAGCCCATTGAAGGCGGTCGCCGTGGCCGTACCAATGGCAGCGAGAGGAGGGAGTACCTGCGCGGTGACAGCCTCACCGAAGGTGCCGAGGGCGTGCTTCGCCAACTCGATCTTGCCCTCGGTGGTGTTCGCGTACGCCTCGGCCGAGCCGCCGAACTGGGACTCGAGTTCGCCGAGCACGATCTTCTGCGCCGACAGGATGTCGTTGACCTCGACGAAGCCCTCGATCTGCTTCTTCTGCTCAGCCGAGAACGTGATGCCGACGCGAGCAAGCGCAGAGATGCCCTTGATGGGATCGTTGAGCGCCTTGCCGAGCTGCAGCGACGCGGCCTTCATGTCGGTGCCGGTAGCCCTCGACAGGTCCGTCATGACGCCGACGGTCTGGTCGAAGATGTCGTTACCGTCGCCGACCTCGTTGCGAATGTTCTTGAAAGTCAGCAGGAAGTTGGCACCCTGCTGGATGGTCTCGGCCTCGGTGGCCGTCAGGTTCTCGAGTTCACCCGCGAGATCCTCGACATGCCCAGCGGACACCTTCGCGGCGTTGCCCGTCGAGGCGATGACCGTCTCGGTCTGAGTGTTGATCCGCTCGATGCGCTGCAGAGACTTGATCGAGTCGTTGACGAACCCGACGATCGCCGCGCCCGCCAACAGGCCGGACGCGGCGCCGACGAGCTTGCCCGCAGAGCCCGAGAAGGCGTTGCCGTAGCGCTGACCCTGCTCGCGGCCACTGCGCTCAAGGCCCGGTCCGACCTGACGGTTGAACTCGGGCACGAGTCGAGAGGTCTCGGGGAGGATCGACACATACGCGACTGCAAGCTCTGACGCCACGCGAACCTCCTATGCAGAGTCGGGAATGTCGGTCCACGTCTCGCGCCGCACAATGCGACCGATGGTGGACTGAGAGACCTCGTACGACAGCGCGATCTCCTCGCGCGTGAATTGGCCGGCAGCAGAGAGCGATCGGATCGCTACAGCCTGCTCGGCTGTGAGCTTCCCGCGACGCTCTTGCGGCTCGTCCGACACCGCGTGCAGGTGCCCGTACTCGCGAGCGACCTTGGCGGCCATCTGATCCATCGGGATGGCCTTGCCGCGGTAATGCTTCGTTTCGTCATCGGACACGACACCGGGACGGGGCAACGGTTTCGGTCGACGGATGCGCTTGGCGCCGTCGGCCGAGATCATCCAGTTGTGCTCGGCGAGCTTGTCGTAGACCAGGGCGAGCAGGAAGTCGGTGTGCGACCAGATCGCCTCGGCCGGATGCAGTTGCCGGTAGAGCTCCGACGTTCGCGGGGAATGCCGGATGATGACCGCTAGGTCGTCGAGCGAGAAGTCCTGCTGGCCGATGTACCGGAGCCTGAGGCCTTTGTCGATGAGGTCCGCTTCGATGGCCTCTTCGTGTTCGTAGACGAACTCGAAGAGGCCGATGATTCCGGGAGCGACTGCTTCGCACCGGATTCCGTGATCCAGTAGTTCTCGATCCACGCGATCTGGTCGTCGTCGAGCTTGGCGACGATCTTGCCGGCGGCCGGATCGAGCAGTGCGACGACTTCGCGGATCAGCTGGCCGAACTCGGACTCGACCGCTTCGGGGTCGAAGTTGCGCGCCTGGGAGAGCTTGCGTGCAGCCTTGCTCGTGGGATCGACGTAGCCGAGCTTCGGGAGCGAGAAATTCGTCAGCGACTTCTCGTCACCGGGCTTGGTCTCGACCTCGAAGAACACGCGGTTCTCGGGCTTGGCGGCGAAGTAGTTGATCGAGCGCGGTACCCGATGGACGGGTATGTCGACGGTGTCGACGAGTGAGTCAGTCATGCAGCGACCCTTCCGATTCCGCAGCGGCCCGAAGGCCCCGCCTGGTGAAGGCGGGCCGCTGCATTGGTTACCTGCACCAGGCGGGGATCAGGGCGCTCAGGCGCCGGTCGTGATTCCGTTGTTCGCGTACTCGTAGAGCTTGTTGCCGAGCGAGTCCGCGAAGCACTCGACGGTGAGCTGACGGCTCAGCACGTTGGTGTGCACGAGCTGGGCGTCACCGACGGTCGTGACCTGACCGTCCGGCACCCACAGGCGGAGCTTCTTGGCGTCGTCGATGACGTCGATCAGCCACACCTTGTGCGGGAGCTTCTTCGCGTTCTTCACGGTCGCGATGCGAGTACCGAGCGTCGAGGTCGCCGGGGTTACGACCACGTTCGTGTCGCCGTTGACCACCTTCGCGACTTCCTCGTTGAGGAACTCGAGCACGGTGAACTGCAGGGTGACGGTGTGATCCGTCTGGACGACGAGCACCGTGTCACCGCCGAAGGCCTTGATCTTCGTGGTGTCGCGACCCTCGGTGAGGGTCACGCCGTCCTCGCCGATGTAGCCGAGCGACTTGGCCGCGACGGGAGGCGCGGTGGTCTCGTTGGTCGGGCCGACGGTTCCGAGCGGTCCCCAGAAGATGGGGCCGGAGACGGGCGGCAGTGCGTTGAATACGTTGGCGGCAGTCTGCGCCATGATCGGCCCCTTTCAGGCACGTATGCAGCGGCCCTGATGGGGAAGGTGAAGCAGCCCCGCCTGGATCGGCGGGGACGTGTCAGACGGCTCGGCCCGCGAGGGCGAACGAGACCGTGAACTGGTACCGAGGCAGGTCGGTACGCGGGTCGGGAAAGAACGTGGGCTCGCCGACGGTCTCGACGTAGCGCACGAACGCATCGCCGACAGCCCCCCGGGTGGCGCAGGCGATGGCGTAAGCCATCTCCGCGAGGTCGGCCGCCCGGTCGCGGTCGGTGTCCCAGCACTCGACGATGGTCGAGCGCAGAGCGGTCGTGAGATTGGGCCGCGAGGAAGGTCCACCCGCGGTGACCTTGACGATGCGCCCAGGTCTCTTCGGCGAAGGAATGGTGTCGGAAACGTGCGCCGGATCGTTCCGCGCGGCCAGCCCGTCGTGCAGCGCCGCAATGGCGACGGGCTCGACGGCCGGGAAGACGATCACTTCGGCGGTGGGAATCACGTCGGGCGTCCGGCGCTGAGGTTGTTGACGAGCGTGTTGTCTCGGGCGTTGCGTACCATCGCCTTTGGTGTCGTGGTGATCACGACGCCGCGAACGCGACTGCGGCCCTGGGTTACCTGGGCCTCGAAGCCCTCGCCGCACGCGCTGGCGACCGCTTCAGTCATGCCGCGGATCAGCGCCTCGGTCTCGGGCGCCTTTCGGATGCGCTGGAACTCGGCGATATTCCAGACGAAGCGAGTAGCCATCACTCGCCGCCGGCGGTGTACTTGCTCGTGGTGACGATCGTCGCGGCCGGGATCGTGATCCGGACCGCGGGGACGACGCCGCCATTCGCTCCGAGGTTGTGCAGGACAGGCTCGGCCTCGGTGAAGAACACCGGGAACTCGGCGCCATCGATACGAAGTTCGACGCCGGCCGACGTGTCGATCGAGATGCTCTCTGCGAGAGGCTTGCTCATCCGTTGACACCTTTCAGTCGGACGACGACGCCATGACTGCGTCCCGAGTCGGTGTTGGTCCACTCGTCGGGTCGGCCATCGACGTAGTAGCGCTGTCCGTAGACCTCGACCTGGTCGTACTCGTTCAGGTCGGGAGGCCTGCGGAAGAAGAGCGTCGGTGCGAGCGTGATCGCGTTCCGTCCAGGCTCGGACGGTTCCGTCTGTCCGGCGGGCGCGAAGTTCCGGGCGCGTTCGCTGTGCGTCGGCGACGTCGGGTAGTTGCGAACCTGAGTGTTTCGGTTGTTCACCGGGCCCAGCGTCGGGCGGAACACCTTGACCTCGACGTCGCGCTTCACAGGTCGGGCCTGCGGTAGCGGTCGAGTACGGCGCGCTCATGGGCGAAGAGTCCCAAGCCGCCGCCGACGCCGGATGAGAGCTGAGCCGCCGAGAACGAGAACGGTCCGGCAGAGTCCTGCACGGCGCCCTGCGGCGACGAAGCTGCCCGGGCGGCGAGCGAGTAGACGGTTGCGACCAGATCGTCGGCGCGGCTGAATCCGTCGCGCAGGGAGACGATGAGAGCCCGATAACGGGTCGTCCAGCGGTGGCAGTTCGAGCGGCGCAGCATGCCCGCTCGAGACCACTCGTAGTCGGTCGCTGCGAGCGTTACGCCGTTCTCGACGACGCTGACGATGTTCTCGACGAGGAGGGTGGGGAGGATGATCTCGCTCGCTCCGTTGCCATCGAGCACGATGTCGCGGTCGACGACCGGAAAGACGTGCCAGCCGCAGTAGTTCCGCACAGCATCCGTCGCCGCCGCGAGGAAGAACTTCGTGAGTTCGTCGGTTTGCTCGAGGTCGGTTCCCTCGACGAAGCTCGCGAGCTGAGCGAGATCGCCCAGTGTCTCCTCGACGGTGGCGACGGGCTGTGTCATGCCCCGGCTGCCTTGTTGGCCGGTGCGGCTGCAGCCTTGTTGGCCGTCGGCTTCGACGCCTTGGCAGCGCTCCGACTGGACGACTTGTCGGAGTCCTTGAGACCTCGCGCCTTCGCATCCTCGGAGGAGAGCTGCAGGGTCGCCGGGTAACCGTTGACCTCGACGTCGTACTCGGCGAGTTCCGCCATGTCCGTACTCCTGTCCACTGGTGCCCCAGTCGGGCGCGGGACCGAAGCCGCCGCGCCCGACTGGGAGCTGATGAGAGCCACCGGAATCAGGCGGTGGCGACCTTGACGAATGCGGTCGGCCGGGTGACGGCGAACGCGATGCGCTCCTCGGCGAGGATCGCGACCATGTTGCGGATGAAGAAGTCCGCGTGCGAGTCGGTCATGGTGACCGTGGTCTGCTCGCGGTCCCACAGCACGGCCTTGGTGAAGTCGCCCAGCAGGGCGGTTCCGTCGGGCTGCGACTCGGACTCGACGACGGGGATACCCCACAGGGTGCGCGGTCCCATCGCGAAGGGGCCGGCGCCGCGGTAGCGCAGCTCGCCGTCCTGGGCGAGGTCGATCTTCTCGACGTCGGCCGGGCTCATCACGACGCCGTTGGGGGCGACGCGACCGATCGTGCGGGCCTTGGTGATGCCCTTGCGCACGGACTGGAAGAGGTCGGTGGAAAACGCCTGCGTCTGCAAGCCGGACCAGTTCGCGATGCCCGTGAGGTTCTCACCCGTGCCGTTGCCGTTGAGGATCTGCGCTTCCTCGGCCTCTGCGATGTCCGAGCGCAGCTCGTCGTTGATCAGACCTTCGAGCTGGCCGACGTCGGCGAGTGCGCGCTTGGTGGCGGGCACCCACTCGGCGATGGTCCGCACTGTCGCGGTCTTGCGCTCGAAGGCCCATGCGCCCTCGGGCTTGTAGCCACCTCCGGCCGGGAGGACCAGCGCGCCGGCCGTGCCGGGTGCGGTGGGAGCCGCGCTCGACGTGGCCTCGGCGACGGTCGCCGCGGCGTTGGTGTGCGAGGTCTGCTGGACGTACTCGACGGTGTCGGAGCCCGTGGTTCGCACCGAGACCAGGTCGCGGATCTTGAGCTCCTTGCGGCCGAGCATCTCGACGATGCCGGTCTGCTCGTTGACCACGAAGGTTCCGGCCGAGGTGTCGCTGCCGCCCGTGAAGAGCGACTTGACAAGAGACTTCACCGGGATGGGGTCGGACTGGAAGCGGGAGCGCTCGGGGACGTGGCCGCCCTTGTACGGCGCCATGGCGGCCTTGAACTCTGCCGACTCGACGATCTGCAGTCCGAGCGACTTCACGCGGTCTCGGACGGTGCCCGTCCCCTCGGGGCCGGTGGCCGCGAGGTCGTCGGAGGCGGCGGGGCCGATCTCCTTTGCGAGGGCGTCGGCGTCGTCGAGGACGGCCTGGTCGGCCTTCGCTGCCTTGATCTGCTTGAGCAGATCGCGGCCCTTCTGCATCTCCGTCGAGTACTCGGAGCGCTCGGTCTCGGTCATGTCGCGCGACTCGCCGGATGCCTTCTCGGCGATCTCGCGTGCGCGCTTGGTGGCGGCCAGTGCCGCTTCCTGGAGCTGCTTCAGCTTCATGGGGTGTGCCTTTCTCGGCAGGTGATGGGGGATGTCATGCGAGCGACAATTCGAGGTCGATCGCGTCCAGCAGCGCCGAGTCGACGACGGACGGGTTGAAGCCAAGACCCTCGGACTTGACGTTGCCGCCCTCGTCCTTGGTCTCGGTGTGACCGCTGGCCTTCTCCTCGTCGGATTCGAGAACGGCGAGCACGCGACCCAGGGAGTCGTATGCCGTGCGTAGCTCGGTCTCGTTCTTGGCCGAGATCACTCGACCGGCCTTGATGTCCTCGGCGATGCGGTCGGCGACCCGGGCGGCCGACTTCACTCCGAGAATCTCGGTCTCCTGGTTGGCGCCGATGGGCACCACGGAGACCTCGTACAGGTGCAGCTTGCGGAGCGCGTAGTACGACTCCTTCTCGCCGCCGGCAGCGTCGGCGCGCTCGGCGTACCCGCCATCGAGCACGTCATAGGCGAAGCTCATCTGCTCGACGCGCTTGCCCTTGAGGAGGCGGTAGACCTGCGGCGCCTTCGACCCGGGGAGCGGGTTCTCGAGGTCGATCTTGATCCGGACCTTGAGGCCCTTCTCGTCTTCCTCGGCTGAAACAACGTGCCCGATGTTGTAGTCGGGGTCGCTCATGTTGTGGCCCCAGAGCGCGGGGATCGGCGCGTCCTTCGAGTTCCACTCGGCGAGCGTGTCTGTGAAGGCGCCCGGCTCGACGATGTCGCCGTAGGAGTCCTTGTTGCCGAAGACGCTGGCGTACGCGATGAACTCGCCCTCGCCGAGTCCGTCGTCGGGCCCGACCTTGAGCGCGGTGACGGTGCATGCCTTGGTGATCATCTGGTTCCTTCCGATCAGTCCGCGAGGGTGATCTCGATCGAGCACTGGCAGCCGGCCACTTCGTCGGCACCGCCGACCGGGTCACCCGGCCAGGTCATGCCGTTGCTGAACACGTCGTCGATCCCGACCGTCTCGCCGTCCATGTAGGCGTGAGAGCTGCGAGGGTTGCGGGAGTTGACGATCCAGGTCTTCTCGGACTTGGACGGCGCGAGTTGCTTGCCTGCCTCGGCTGAGGCGAACGCCGAGTAGGTGGTGATGAGGGCCGCGGCAGCCTGGACAGCACGCGAGGTCTTCGCCGTCTCGAATACCGACGCGGGCGTGTGATCCTCGTCGTCCGATGCGAGCGCGTCGTCGATCTGCTTGCGCGTCGTCGAGTTGATCGCCGAAGCACGGGAGTCCGAGACGGCGCGGAGGAACGCAAGGGTGCGATCGGGGTCGTAGTCGTCGCGCTCGAAGCCGAGCGCTGCTGCTGCGGCCGGTCCGATCTCGCCCGCGGTGAGCGTCCCGATCTTCATCAGGTCGTCGGACAGTTCGCCGTTCCAGCGGTCCTCGTCCCACCACTCGGCATCAGCCTTCGCGCCCAGCGCCGAGAGCACCGACTTACCCTGTCGACGGAAGAACGCCGCCAGGATCTCGGCCGCCTTCGTCTCGTACGTCTCGCCCGCGCGCTCCTTGAATCGGAGCTTCCCTGCCCGCTTCGGAGGCGCCGAGTCGCGGGGCGATGCCTGACCGCCGACGAGCACGTTCAGCGGTGTGACCAGGTCGTCGCCGCCGTCGATCTCGGGGAGGTTCTGACGAGCGCGGATCTCGTTCGTCGTCATCCATGGGCGGCCGGACGCCGAAGCGTTCGCGCTGGCCTCCTCCTCGAAGGTGCCGCGCAGCTTCTCCTTGAGGTTGAACTCGAGGTAGACGTCGTCGGTGTCAGCCAGGTCGGGAAGCAGCTGCAGTGCCAGCTCCTCGGTGATCATGGTCAGCCACGGTCCGAGGGTGTCCTGGTAGAGCATCTTGTGCTGCTCGGTGATATTCGAGAACGTCGCGTGATCAAGGATGCCGATCATGGGCGGCGGGATGAAGTACGCCGACGCGACCTCTTCCCGGGTGAGCTTGCGGGCCTCAATGTACTGCAGCTGCTCGGCGGTCTGCGACGCGGGGACGAACGTCATACCGTCCTCGAGCACCGGAGTGCCACCGGCTTCGGGGCCACCGCCGGAGTACTGCGAGCGCCACGATGTACGGAACTGGGTGCGCGCCTCGTCGCTCCACGCTTTCGATCCGGCCGGCCTACTCAGATAGCCGGAGACGCGAGCACCGTTGCGCAGAACCTGCTCCCGCATGCGGCCTGCTTCGTACTCCTCGGCGAGGGTGCGGCGCAGTGATTCCAGCGGCGACGATCCTGAGGTGGTGTCCGGCGAGTAGCCACGGAAGTGCACCACCTGATCGGCGGGGTAGACCTTCTTGCCGCGGCTGCCGCGGATCTCGTACGCCTCCGGCCACAGCCAGCTGTCTCCGACGGGCGTAATCATCCACGGCGGGATCCGAACGAGACCGTTGCTGGCGAGTTTGAGCCAGAACGCGTTGTCGTAGATGCCCAGGTCGTGGACCAGGCCGTCGAACATGCGGTAGCGCGTGGTGCGAGGATTCGGCTTGCTCAGCATTGACGCCAGTGGATGCTGAGTGAGCCGCTCGCGGTCGGTGTCCGAGACGCGACGGAAGACATGACAGTTCAGCTGTGCGATGTTGCGGGCAAGGAACGACACAGTCGTGCGCACCGCGGCCTGCCGCTTCCACAGCTCGGCGTACGTCGCTGTGAAGTCATCGGCGAGACGGATGCGCTGGACGATGCCGCCAGTGGGACGGGACAACCCGCGGAGAGTGCCTTCGGAGACGACGAACGCCACAGGTCACCGCCTCTCGATCAGATGAGCTGGATGAAGTCGACGTGTTCCTTCTCGATGACGATTGACCCGTCGACGGGTGCTGGCTGCGTGCCGGTTTGGTGAACGACGGCGTCCTTGACCTCGATTAACCGGCCGCGCGACGTCGTGACAACGCCTTCGATGGCGGTGCTGGACTTGAGATTGATCATCACCCGTCGATGGACAACGAGGTTCTTGTAGGCATCCATGCAGCGGACCTTTTCGTCAGACGACCATTAGGGGTCGTGACTCGTAGACCGAGTCCGGTTCCGGCTCGGGTATCTGGTCGAGGCCCCAGTCGGCGCCGTTGGCGGCGACCAGTGGCGCCGCGTCCAGGGGGGACTTGCGCCGGTCGATCATCCAGGCGTCACCTGCCTGCTTCACGGCCGCGGACGACGCGGCAACATCGAGGACCGGCTGCGTGGTGTGGAAGACCAGTGGTGCGTCGACGCTGGTGCCCGGAGTCGTCTCTTCCTTGTGGGTGACGCGGTCGTAGAACGCTCCCGATGCCCGACCGAGCTCGGTGCCTTCCCACTTCACGATCGGGAAGAGTTGGTTGCCGTCCTCGTCGGTCTCGGCGAGCAGTTCTTCGAGGAGTGACGACACCGGGGCACCTATCGCTTGAAGCGTCAGGACATCGAAGACACCGGCGAGGCGACGTTCACGCAGCCACGGTTTGACCCAATCGGTTCCGGCCCGCTGAGCGACGATCTCCACGTGGCGATTGCCGTCTTCGCGGTACCCACAGAAGGCGATGTAGGACATGGCACGATCCCATGACACGTCCACGCAGGCCGAGATCGGTGAGCCCTCCGCGATCGACGACGTGTCGTCGGTGCCGGCGGCCCATGCCCCGGGGGGATACGGACCACCGTTCACCGTCGACAGCCACCGACACAGCACCTCGACCTCGAAGACCGCCTTCGGATCCGTCTTCAGCGCGGCCGCGATCGCCCGATCGGTAATCACGTCCTCGACGACGTCCGTGTGGTTCATCGACGGGTTCGCCTGCGCCCACGCCTTTCGGTCGTTCCTCGCCGCGTTCGGTGGGGCGGAGTACTCGAAGAACCCGATCGACTCCTCGTCAAGTTCGTCTTCCCACTCGTCGAAGTCCGCGTCGTTCGCCTGGGCATCGAGCACGTCCTTGTCGCCGTCACCGTCTGGCCACCCCAGCTCCTGATGCGCCGACGCCCGCAGGTACCGGAGCACCACAGACAGGAAGTCCCCGGCATTCGAGAAGCACCACACCTGGGCCTTCGGCCGGGCAAGTGTTGTTTTCGTCGACGCTGCCCACGAATCCCAGGACTGGTGCTCACGCAACTCGTCGAGCAGCACAAGGTCACCGGAGAATCCGCGGGCGCCTCGACGCGAGGCCGCGGCGACACGGTACTGCTCGCCGTTGTCGAGGATCATCGCCTTCTTGCCGGTCTGCTGCACGATGTTCTCGATCAGCTCGGCGAGCTCCGGTTCCGACTGCGCCATCTCGACCGCTTCCGCCCACGCCTTCTCGGCGTTAACGAGATCCTGTGCGGTGCCGATCACGGTGCGGGAGCCCTTGGCGTAGATGTGCCACAGCGCCAGAACCAGCATGATCATTGTCTTGCCGTTCTGACGGGCCACCAGCAGAACGACGGTTCGGAAGCGGTACAGGCCGTCCGGTCGTAGCTCCAGCGCGTGGATCAGAACCCACTTCTGCCAGGGCAGCAGAGCCAGTCCCAGCACCGTCTCGGCGAAGGCGATTGCAGCGAAGCCGTGCGAAGTCTTCGGCGTCAGCTCCCGCAGAGGAGGAGTGAAGATGCGCGGAGTCTCGAATCCCCGCAGAGCGCCTGCTTTCACGACCCTGCCGTCATCTCACGAACCGCAGCCAGCTTCCCCTTCCGGCTGCGGCCACCCTTACCGAGCGTTTCCAGAATCTCCGCCAGACGTCCCGCAGCGGCGGGGTGCTGAGGCAGCGCCGCAGGGTTGTCGAGCACCTGAGCCATTGATCGAGCGGCGGCTGCCAAACCTGGACGCTCGGCAACCGTCGACAGGAACCCGAGCTCCTTCTCCACAGCCGAGGTGGCGCTCTCTGGAATTGATGCCTGCACCGGAAGGTCCGGCACCGACGCGATCAATGATCGTTGCGTAGGCGCGTCCGCCTTTTCGGCGTTCTGCTTCTGGCGACGCTGCCGGCGGTACGCAGCCTGCGCTGCCTTGCACGTGTCACAGCGGCATCCGGCCAGGTAGCGCGTCCGATTGTGCACATCAGCCATCGAACACCTCCCTGGTACATGTACCGCCCAGCCCCTGCGCGCGATGTTTCTGCCTGCCGGGGAAGGTCTCCTGTGCGGGGCGGCCTAGCGGTGTAGACGCCCCTACCCCTCTGACCTGCGGTTATGCGCCGCAGTCGGGTTCTGTCGGCCGGTCCTACAGGGCCGCAACGCTCTGACCTGCGTCGATGGTTCGGTCACCCGCCAGTGCAGGTCGGTCGGCGGGCGTCGGGGTCCACTGGTCGAACAGCTTCGCGAACGCCTCGGCGTAGGTCGGTGCTGTGACGGCGACGTACTGCCGCATCTCGACGCTGAGCGTGTACGTGCTGTGGATCCTGGTCGCGTTGTTCGACCCGAAGGTGCGGATGTAGTCATGCTCGGCTTCGAGTTGAGCCTCGGTGAGCTTGTCCGATGCGACCACCATGACGTGGTCGCCGTACGGTATGCCGACCATCGCGAAGTCGAGACGTTGCGGTGCGTGCATCACCACTCCCTCGACCGGACACCAAGGCCTGGCTTGTAGTTGCGGTTTCCTCTGCGTTTGTTGCATGAGGCGTGGGCCGCGACGCAGTTGGCTGGGTCGTTCTCAAGGTGGGGGTGCGTGGACCGTGGGTGGATGTGCTCGACGGTGAACGCTTCGGTGTCGTTGTGCGGAAGCGTGTAGTCGATGGGTTGCCCGCAGATCCAGCATGGTCGGCGTTGCTGTCGTAGTTCCTCGGAGATGCCGATGAGGCGGTATGTCTTGCTGGGCATCAGCACCTCCGGTCGTGCATGATGCGGCGACCGATCCAGCGGAGGAGCAGTACGAGTTGCCTGTCGTACCAGTCGTCGACGCGGGATGCGAGGCCGGTCATCGTCGTCTCCGATCGAAGTGTGAATGGCCCTGTGACGGGGGCCGGCCGCGTTGTCGGAGGTACGCCGTAGCGCTGTCGGACAACGAGTCCCGGCGAACACAGGCCGGGTTTCCTGGTGTGATGCAGCAACACCCTCTGGCGAGGAAATGGGCGCCGTCGTGGGGACCGCGCGAACGGTCGATTGCATCGTGCGCTTTGGCGAGGATCCGTGAGCCCGCCGTATGCATCAACCAGGAACGCGAAAGGCGCGAGAGACCCAGTGGGTTACCTCTCGCGCCTTGCGGCGTCAGCTTAGCATCCGCGCCTGGTCAGAGCACGCGTACTGACGTGTGTCGCGAATAGTGTTCGGAGGCCCGTGTCACGATGCCTTCTTGCGCCCACGTTCGTTGATGTCCAGTGCATCGTCGAGTCGGTAGAGGGACTGCCCGTACAGGTTGGTGCCGGACGGGGTGAGCTTCCCTCGGCGGATCCAGTTGCGCACTCGCTCTTGCGGAATGGTGCCACCGAGAACGATGGTCATCGCGGTCGCCAGTTCGTCGGGTGTGTACTTCCGAGTCCTCACCGCTGCGGCCATGTGCGCCTGCATGACCTGAACGTCGCACACCACCATGCATGTTCGGCACTTCACCGCGTCCGTCTTGGGCACCACGTAGACGCCGTCGCACCGGACGCCCGGAAGGTCGGACTGGCAGGGGCCGGCGAACTCCGTGGCGACTGGGCGATCGATGGCACGCTTGGCGTTCTTCCACGCCTTCTCGATGTCGACGTACGCACCGCCGGCCGTGTCGATGGCAGCGAGCTTGATGACGTGAACGCGGATCCAGTGCGCGTACTCGGGTGATCGCAGCTCACCGGGCCATTCGAGACCGCGCACCGTGCAGACAGTGTTGACCCAATCCCGCAGGGTGCCTCGAACTTCGAGTGCAACGTCGGATGCATTCTCGTTGAATGGCAGCACGGGATCGTCGGAACGGACGGGGATATCACTCGGGTCGGAGAATGCGACCTCGCGTGCGATGGTGGTGTCGAGCTCGGCGCACACCCAGTCTCGCAGTTCGGCCAGGCGAATCTTGAGTGTGTCGATCTGCGCACGCGTGAGGTACAGATCGTCCACATTTACTCTGGTCATCTCGGCTCCTTCCGGTGGTGCCTGATCCCTGCGAGTGAGCTCATCGGATGTAGCCCTGATCTGCCAGAGCGCGAACCTCTTCGGGCGGAAGGGGGCGCAGTGTGGCGTGGGTGATATCGGCGGACTGGTCGTACTGGACGTCGACGATCGAGTAGTAGATCCCCGTCAGGCTCGGTCCGACGAGATCGTGCAGGGCGTCCACGCGGTCGCCCCGGTAGGTGATCATGCGGTCGTAGTCGTTACTGGAGTTCATCTCTCACCCAATCCGAGCCTGGTATCCACGCCACGGGAGTGTCGCGGTGTGCAGTGGCCCTGTCCGGTTCTTCTCGATCATCACGTCGACGTCGCCGTTCATGCGTTGCCCTTCGGTCTCGTGGTGGTGCAGAAGCATCACGACGTCGGCGTCCTGTTCCAGCGACCCGGACTCACGGAGGTCGGACAGTGCCGGCGGGCGCTTGTCCTTGGCGTTGCCGCGGTTGAGCTGGCACGCCACGAGCACCGCGATCTCAAGCTCGCGGGACATGATCTTGAGCGCCCACGAGATCTCGGCGATCTGCTCTTGACGGTTCGCCTTGCTCGTCACGGGCTTGAGCAACTGCAGGTAGTCCACGGCGATGAAGTCGAGGCCCTGTGACCGTTTCAGCGCCAGCGCGTCGGCGCGAATGGCGTCGATCGTGATGCGCGCCCGGTCGCTGATGAACAGCGGCATGTCGGTGACGTCGCTGGCGTATGCGACCAGTCGACCGCGGTTGAAGTCGTCGACGCTCCGTCGCGTGAGCTGTCCGAACTCGGCGCGAGCACCGGCGGCCATGATGCGGCTCATGACCTCCATGCGGCCCATCTCGAGCGAGAACAGCGCACCGACGTGACCGTTCGAAGCTGCGTACTGAGCGAAGTTGGTCAGGCCGATGGACTTGCCGTGTCCTGGCCTTGCGCCGATCAGGTAGAGCCGCCCTGGGTGAAGCCCGCCGGCGAGGGCGTCGTCGATCTCGGGCCACGGTGTGCGCATCGACCGGATGTCGCCCGGCTTCGCGTCTATCCAGTCCCACCACTCGTTCAGCGTCTCCCCGAACCGCTTCAGGGTGGTGTCGTCGAGCGTCGTCGCGGAGACGGCGTCGAATCGACTGCGCAGCCTGGCGACCAGTGCGGGACTGGCGGTGTCGGCCGTCAGGGCCTCGTCAGCCATCGCCTTCAGTGCCGCCGCGATCTTGATGTGGTCGAACGCGGTGGTGCTGCGGAACTGCGAGACGCCCTGCCCCAGGGTGACGTGGTCGGCCGCGTCCTTGCCCTGGGCAGGCTCGACGACGGACACGGCGCAGTGCGGCGCGAGGAGTTCCATGAGCTTGCGGGCACGGCCCTCTCCGGCCTTGTCCATGTCCCGAACGATCACCACGGTCTTACCGTGCAGTGGCGTGAGGTCGGCGAGGTGGACGTTGCCGGCGCCGCCCGCGGTGGTGGTGGCGACGACGCCCTCGGCCTCGAGCGCGTGGACGTCCTTCTCGCCCTCGCAGAAGTACACCGTCGACGCCGCTGCGAGTCGTTCCCCGCGGTACAACGCGGAGCCCTTGGTGTTGCCCGACTGGAAGAACTTCTTGTCCGGGGTCTTGTTGACCACCCGACCGTCCGGGTAGGTGTACGTGGACCCCTTGGGCTTGTCATAGAGGTCGCGCATGCTGAGCCCGACGGCATCGAGGATGTCGGCGGTGTCCTCGCCGGCGTACGAGCAGATCCAGGTGCATTCCTCGGTGGCGTTGTACCGGATTCCGACGGACTTGTCGGCTGGGGAGTGCCCCGGACCTTGTGCGCTGGCGACGCCGTTGCTCTTCTCTACGACGTTCAGCCCGTTGTCGCGGAAGGCGTCGATGAGTCGTTCGTAGGAGATCACGCGGCCGCCTCTCGGTCAGGAGTGCCGTTACCGCCGTGTGAGCGCCACGGAGACGGGTTGGCGGGGGTGCGGGTGTGGGATCGGGTGGGAAACACGGTCACCAGCCCTCGTGGCGGGGCGTGCCGTACTTCGCCTGCCCGCTGCGGATCGCGGCAACGAGCTTCTCGCGGTTCTCGGCGACCCAATGGCGGAGCCAATCGCGGTGCCAATCGTGCGCCGCCCAGGACCCTTTTAGGCGGACCGCGTCCGGCTCGACCGGAAGGTGGAACTCGACACCCGTCGCGAGCACCAGGCCGCTGGTGTACGGCCGCTCCGCCCAGAAGTCGATCGTCCAGTCGATTCGCTCCTGCGACGACTTCGGATTCAGGTCCATCTGCGCGACGCGGTCGATCACGTCGCCCGGCATGATCGGGAACGGCGACGGCTGCGAGTAGTGCTCACTGACCGCCTTCACCGCCTCCTCGGTCCAGATCGAGTGATCCTCGAAGCAGTCCGTCCAAGCACGGATGGTCGCGTCGGTGATGGTGAGCCTGTGGTCGAGGACAGCGGCGCGCTCGAGTGCGGCGGCTGCGATGTCGAGTGCGGTCATCGTGTTGCTCCTTGCTGGGATCTGAGGCGGTTGGCGATCTCGGTGACTGAGGTCTGCCGGGCGGTGGGGTCGGGACGTGAGTAGCGAGGCGTCGCCCGATCGGGTGGGAGGGGCTCGTCTTCCCACCTGTCCTCGTTCAGCCACGTGCGGGGGTGGGGAATGAACTTCTTCTCGGTGGGGAGGTTCGGATCCGCGGCCAGGCGGCGAACGCCGTCAAGGACGACGGTGTCGCCTGCTCGCTTCACGGCTCGCGTGAACGCTTTCTCAGCGGCGCCCTTGCCGACCTTTCGGGGATAGGCGGACCAGAACTCGGCGAACAACTCGCTCGTCCGCGACGGAGTTGCGGGAGAGTCTTTAGAAGATGAGTACTCAGGAACAGTACTTACAACCTCAACTTCATCTACAACGCACGGTTTCGAAAGGGTTCCCGAACCCTTCGGGGGATCGACAAGGGTTTCGGAAGGGTTTCGATACGGTTCCGCAATGGTTCGAAGGTGCTCCAGAGCAGCGAGTTTCATGGTCTCTACGTCCGACCGCTTCGACTCATCCAGTCTTTCGATCTCGCGCACGAGAATGCTCGCCAACTTCGGCGACTCGACATTCCGGCACACCTTCATCGCGTTCTTCATGACGTTCGGAATGCGCTCGACACCGTCGTTCCGCATGAACGATCGGATCAACAGCTCCTCAGTGTCGTCGTCCACGAACACGTACCGGTTCGACTCAAGCTCGCGGAGGCCGCCGTCGATGTCCTCGTCCGTGGAGTAGTCGCTGCCCTTCCGCCACTTCGACTTCATCAGCGGCATCAGGCCGGCGTTGTTGGTTTGCTTCTCACCGAGGAGGATCGTGTAGACGCGTTGCGCGTTCGGGGTGAGAGCGCGAAAGTCTCGATCCGAGAAGAGTGTGAAGAGGATCTTCCCGTAGTCGCGTGCCACTCACGTCACCTCCTCAAAGACCTTGAGGACCGCCAGCGCTTCGACGATCTCGCACTCCGACATTCCGTGGCGGCGCACCAGGTCCACGTAGAACGCCACGTGCCGACGCTCTGAGTACGGGCGAGCCGCCAGGGAGGTCAGGGCCTCCCTGGCGATCTCGGTTGGTCGATCAAGCACCGTCAACCCCTTCGGCACTGGGTCCGCCGAAGCTGGCGAGACGCTGCTCCCAGGAATGCACGGCGGTCGCCAGGAAGTTGGTTCGCGTGTCGTAGTCGCACGCCTTGTCCTCGACGATCTCGAACATGGCCGGCAGGATCATGGTCGCCATGGATTCGAGGGCAGCGGAGAAAACCAGGAAGAGATGCCCCGGCTCCTTGATCCACGTGAAGTAGTCGTTCAGCGTCTCCTGCACATCGCTCTCGGAACCCGCCTGTGACGCGAGCTCGAGCGCGAGTCGGACGCCGAACATCTCCTTCGCTGCGACATCCGGGAACGTCAGGACCGCGGACGGTTCCCCGTCCTGGGTGTAGCCCTGAATCTCCTTGATGAACATCCCCCACGGCTCGGCCTGCAGAGCCTCGTCGCGAGCGACCAGAAGTTTGCCGCGGAGATCGAACAGTCTGTCCGGCTGCGATTCTCGTCGTTCGGTGATGTGCTCGATGTACGCCTTCATCTGGTCGATCGAGGGCGACAATTCCGGATCGGCACCCAAGGCGGTGACATCTTCGACCTGCTGCACCAGACGTCGCGACGACTCGTCGGCGGGCTCCCGAACGAGCGACAACAAGGTTTCGGCATTGCCCCGTCCGCTCTCAGCGATGACACGGCCGTCGGTGTCCGTGACCCGAATCTTGCTGGGTAGTTCGTACTCGACGGTCACCTTCACGCCGTCCTCCTCCGCACCGATGTACGTGGTCCGGGTGGCCGGAGGTTCGTGCTGCGGATCCGGGTGCCACAGGTGCGAGATGATAAGGCGGTCACGGACGTTCACGGTCGTCTCCATGGGACGGCCGTCCGAGTACCGATACCAGTCCTCGCGGCCACGGACGTGGGGCGCCAGACCCTTCTTGAGTTCCTTGACCAACTGACTCAGCCCGCCCGAGAGCATGTCGATGGGTCCGTCTGTTTCCACCGTGGCGTCGGGCAGGTCATACATCCGATCGGTGACCCAGTCGACCGTCTGCTCGGTGTTGGCGACGGCGTACCGGAGGGCATCAAGCGTGGTGTGAGTCATCGTGTGGCCTTTCGGCAGAAGCGGCGGAAGTCGAGTGCGATGAGCGCGACGTTCTCGACGAGGAGGACGGTCGCGAGGACGTAGGAGGTGGTGCTCACTGGTCACCACCGACTGGTGGCATCGACGCGCGTGCCGCCGACAGGTCTCGGACGACGGCGACCAGGTTGCTGATCTCCGAGTCCTCCACGGCCAGATCGGTATTGGTCGCCGTGAAGCAAGCTCGCGCGAGGTGGTGGTCGATGTTCATCTCGTAACCGCGGCAGATACCGTCGCCGGCCGCGGTTACCTGGTCGACGCGGATCAAGACCCCGCCGACGTTGCCGTGATGGACGACCGCGGCATTCGTCAGCCGGGTGTCGCCAGGTTTGAGCTGAGCAAGTACGTCAGCTGTACTGGGAGAGTCGGTAATCCGTGCGGTCATCCTGCTACCACCGAGTTGTAGCGACGGGCACGCGCCACTGCGAGTTGTAGATCCGCTGTGAGCTCGATTGCTTCCTGGATGCTCAGGCAGGCAGACACGTCGGTGGATCCGGAGTCACCGTAGAGGTGGACCACCAGCTCGGCCATGTCTCGCGGCACGCCGGTCGCGGCACCCGTCCCGTCTACCTCAAGCCCGACGCCTACGGTCACCACGTTCTCGATCTCGCCGCCGGCACGTCGCACCTGGGCGCGACCCGTCGCAGGCGTGTAGTGCAACCAGTCGTGATCCGCGTTGTCGGCGAGCCCACCCTTGTTCGTACACCAGTCGACCTCGCACTGATGCCGGTGTGGCGCGGTCACTGGCCATCACCTGAGCGAAGATCACCGAGCAGCGTCATGGCAGCGGTGCTGAGCTCGGCCGCGAGCCTGAGCGCCTCGTCAGGAGACATGAGGTAGTCCCAACCCTGGACGCGCCAGTTGCGGTCGACGCCAGCGACCGTCACCCACCGGTCAACGGTGTCGTCTTCGTCCACCAGGCGCTCTACCGTGACCATGAGCCCGACTGCATCGTCGCCCTCGTGTTTCTCCGCCAACGGAATTGGCGAACCAACGCGCAAGCTCTGCGTGGTCCGACCCTCGGACATCGGGGCGAGGACCGGCCACACCCGCGGGGATGTCGGGCTGTCGAAGTAGTTGAGCGTCATGCGGCACCGCCCTGCTGGGCCTGCTCCTGGACCAGGGCGCGGATCCGCATCGCGCGGCCCGCTTCCTGGATCAACTGCACCGCGAACTTCAGCGCCTGCTCGGGCTCGAATGCCTGCGATCCGACGTGTACCGAGAGGGTCGGCGCACTCACGCGGCCGTCAGCGGTCTCCTGCCATGTGGTCCCGCAGAACACCTCGGTACCGCCCGCAGCAGGGATGAGGGACGGTGTGCCCTTGGTGCCGGCCGGGTACCACTCCCCGCCGGCGGCTCTGTCACGGACGATCTTGAATTCGTCCACTGCCGCGGCCGCCGCGATCATGTCCGCGACTGTGTTGGCGAACGTGTTGCGCTGGTTCCACAACACGGTGAGATCGTGGAAGCTGTCGCCGCCGTCCTGTTCGCTGTTATCGATGAAGATCTCGGTGACAGAGCC